GTTCGCCGGTCGCCGGTCGCCGGTCGCGGGTCGCCGGTCGCTGGTCGCCGGTCGCCGGTCGCTGTTCGCGGGTCGCTGGTCGCCGGTCGCTGGTCGCCGGTCGCGGGGGGTAGGGGGGCCCCAAAGCCACCCCGCCCGGTGGCGGTGGCCCCCACCACTTTCAGTCCGCCACACATTTTCGAGAAACTGTCCAGTGCCGGCGCCCCGAAGTGCCCAGTAACCGGAAATCGCGCCGCTCTGGCTTTTTGGAGTGTCCAGTACCCGCCCGTGCGGTCTGCAAAATCGCGCTCCTCCGCGCCCCGGAGTGTCCAGTACCCGCCCGTGCGGCCTCAGAAAATCGCGCCCCTACGACCCTTCGAGGTGTCCAGTAGCTAAAAATTGCGCCCCTACGGCCCTTGACGCCGCCCCGCACCCCTGCTAATCTCCCCCCTGTGCCGTATCCGACGGCATTTGTTCAGCGTTTCTCCTCCCTGTTCCAACTTAGGCCCCCCTTGCGGGGCCTATTTTTTTGGGCTAATCCTCCCGCATGGCGGACCGCACCACCGAAAACCTTGTCGAACTGCTGGCTAAGTGGCGTGAAGACCCTTTGGCCTTCGTTACCGAGGCGTTTGTGGAGCCCCCGACCCCGGAGGAGTGGCATAAACTCGCTCTCAATGCCCTGCCGGCCGAGGATCGCATCGCCATCCGGTCGGGGAACGGCGTCGGCAAGACGTTTTTCCTTTCCATGACCATCCTGTGGTTCATTTTGACCCACTACCCGTGCAAAATCCCGTGTACCGCGCCGTCGGCCTCGCAGTTGATGTCCGCCCTCTGGCCGGAATTGGGCAAGTGGTACCGCCGGTTGCACCCTGCGCTCCAAAGGATGCTGCGGCTCACGTCCGACCGCCTCGAATTGGTCTCTGCCTCCAGTACTTCGTTCGCCGAGGCGCGCACTAGCCGTGCCGACCAGCCCGAAGCCTTGCAGGGCTTCCACGAAGACAACCTGCTGTTCATCGTGGACGAGGCGTCCGGTGTGCCGGACATCGTGTTTGAGGTCGGTGCGGGTTCGCTCTCGACCCCAGGCGCCAAGATCATCCTGACGGGGAACCCCACCCGCCTCAGCGGGTATTTCTACGACGTGTTCCATCCGAAGCCAGGGCAGCGCAAGTGGTGGACACTAAAGGTCTCCGGGTATGATTCCACGCGGGTTGACCGTGATTGGATTGAGGAGATGAAAGCCAAGTACGGCGAGGATTCTCCGCAGTTTGCCTACCGCGTACTGGGTGAGTTCCCGCCGACCGACGAGCTTTCATATATCCCGATGGCCTGGGTCGAGGCCGCGGTGGCCCGCCGGGCGATGATTGAGCCGTTCCCCGGTCCCATTGTGTGGGGGCTGGACGTGGGTTGGCAGGGCGACCGGAGTGCGCTGGCGAAGCGGATGGGTTCCCACATCGTGGAGCCTGTGACCTGGTGGGCCGGGGCCGACCCCATGCAGACCGTCGGCAAAGTTATCCGCATGTTCGAGCAGACGCCACGGCACGAGCAGCCCAAGGAGATTCTGGTCGATGTGATCGGTATGGGTGCGGGTGTCTACACCCGCCTGCGTGAGCAGGGCCTGCCCGCCGTGCCGGTCAATGTCTCCGAGCGCGCCACCGACACCAGCCAGTACGCCTCCATGCGGCACGAGCTTTGGGGGAAGGTCTGGGAGTGGTTCCAGTTGCCGGACGTGACCATGCCGGACGACGAAGAAGTTGTGAAAGAGTTCTCGCACTTCCAGGGCAAAATCCAGTCCAACGGCCGGGTGTACCCGGAGAGCAAGCAGGACATGCGCAAGCGCGGCCTGCGGTCGCCCGACTTGATTGATGCCATTATGTTGACCTTCGCGGCCAGCAGCCGCTGGGAGCGGGGCACGAGCCCCCACATGAGCCATCTGGCGCGGGTTCTCCCGCCCACGGCCACCCGCGAGTACGACCCGAGGAGGTGGTGATGCCAATGTTCCGCAGAGGCGAGGACGTGATTGAGGCCTACCGCCTGCCGCAGGCCGGCCAAGAGCCCACTGACGGGCTGGTGTTCTTCCTGACGGCCAACGGCTATCCGGAGCACCTTATCCCGCCGCTGTGCGCGAAATACGCCGGGTGCTGGATGATCCTCACCCCCAAGGGCCACCTCGCACCCTACGGGCACGAAGGGTTTCTGGAAGATTTTGAGCGGGTATAGGTATGCGAGATACGGGCAATGTCATAGATTTACCGGTCATTACGACCCTTGACCGCGATCCGGATAGGGTACTCCAGAAAGCCCTTGGCGAGTGCGAAAGCGTCGTGATATTGGGCTATGATAAGGACGGTGGGGAATATTTTGCGTCCTCCATCGCCGACGGGGGCACGGTCCTGTGGCTGCTGGAACGCACGAAGAAGAAACTACTGGAGGTCGCCGATGGAAGCGGGTGAACCCATCGAGCGGGCCTACTGGGTCTACGACGGCATGAATCGCGACGTAGCCGCGGCAGTCATCGAGCGGTCGCTCCGGGAAGCCTTCGAGGCCGAAGGGTGGGCGCACTCGCCGGTGCGCTACGAGACCTTGCCTGCGGGCAGCCCGCGCGTGCCGGACCCGCCGCTGCCCTTCCAAGGGCTGAACCCCTATTGTTTGCTTGGCTGGGCTGAAGCCGTGGCGCCGCTGGCCGGCGCGTTCACTGTGACCGGAGACCTGACCGCCGGCGACTTGGAACGCTTGCGCACCATTGTGCGGGACAGGTGGGCCGCCGCCAACAACGGCGAGCGCCTAGGCAACGAGGCTGCGGACGCGGTCATAGATCAGCTTACGCCGGCAACCGTGCGCGGGTTGGTCAGCCAATGACCAGAAAAGCCGTCGTCGTCTTCACTCCCCAGGGGCGGCATTGGCTCGACTGGGTACTGCATTCGCAGTTCCGGCATTGCTTCGTCGTCGTGCAGGACGACAAGGGGCCGTGGATACTGGTCGATCCGACGGGCGGCGTGCCCACCTTGAGCATCATCGGCCTCGGCGATTTCGACGTGGTGGGCTTCTACCGGAAGATGGGCTTGACCGCTGTAGAGGTTGAGCGCCCGTGCGACCCGCCGCGCTGGCCATTGACATTGACCACTTGCGTAGGCACAGTAAAAGCTGTGCTAGGGTTGCGCGCTCCGTTGGTGCTGACGCCCTACGCCCTCTATCGGAGGTTGACTGATGGGTAGTATGTTCTCCGCCCCCGCCCCGCCGCCGGCCCCCGTAGACCGCGCGGCCATCGCAGAAGAAGCGGCCAAGCAGCGCGCCAAAGAACTGCGGATGCGCCGCGGCCGTGCTTCGACGATCCTGACCAACGTCGGCAGCGACCAGCCCACCGGCGAACTCCAGCGCCCGACGCTGTTGGGGCAGTAATATGGCTCTCTTAGGTTCTAAGTTGCCTAATACGATGGTCTTCGCTTCGGAGTTTCGGTTCGAAGACCCAGAATCGTGGGTGTTTCCGGAAGGCACTAGCAATCTTGTGCGAGAGCTTGAGTACTCCCGGTCTGGGCTCGACAGCGCGGACCGGTTCATGCTTTACCTTTGGGTGTATGATGCGCACGTCCCTACGGACGGCCCGGCGCAGGCCCTCCGGTCAGAGGTCATTTTGGGCGGGACTATCCCACGAAAGGTTCCGAACAGCGCGCCCATCGTGGAAACTTTTACGTTGGGCCGAGTGTCCGACTTGTTGGAACTTCCCTCCGCGGCTTTGGCTGAACGGGTAGACTACGCAATGGCGTGGTTGCTTGGCTCTGCCAGCGCCCAGGGTGGGGCCGTCCACCCGCCTTTTGGAAGTTTTGGGTAATGAACCCCGTCACGGACCTTCTCGCGCGCCACCGCAAACTCAAGGGTACCCGGCGTACCTGGGAGCAGACTTGGCAGGAACTCGCCGAGGTTCTGCTGCCGCGGCGTGCCGACTTTACGGTCCAGACGACGGTGGACGGCGAGCGCCGGACGGACAACGTCTATGACAGCGTTCCGATGGAGGCGCGGCGGAGCCTGTCTACTGCGATCGACAGCCTCATTAAGCCCCGCAATGTGCAGTGGTTCCATGTCCGGCCGCGGAACGAAGACCTTGTGCAGGACGAGGAGGTGGCACGCTGGGCCGAGACCGCCGGCAAGCGCATGTTCAACGCCATCTATGCCCGCGAGGCGCGGTTCGTCCAGCGTTCTGGCGAGGTCGATAACGACCTCGTGACGTTTGGAACGGGCGTAATGTTCATCGGCGAGGCCTCCCGTCCGGGCAATTTGACCTTCCGGTCCTTCCACCTGCGCGACACGCTGATCTGCGAAAACTCTGACGGCGTCGTGGACACGGTGATGGTGACGCTCCACCTGACGGCCCGGCAGGCCGTGCAGCGCTACGGGGCGGAGAACCTTAGCCGCGAGATTACCGACGCCCTGGCGGCGGACAAGACCGACGATACGTTCGAGTTTCTGTGGGTGGTAATGCCCCGCGCGGATGCCGACCGGACCAAGCTGGGGCCGATGAACATGCCCTGGGCATCGATCGTGATCGAGTGTAAGGCCGAGAGGAAGGTCCGGGAGAGCGGATTCGAGGAGTTCCCGTTCGCCATCCCGCGATGGGATACGGCCTCGGGTGAAATCTACGGGCGCAGCCCCGGCATGCTCGCGCTGCCGGACAGCGAGACGCTTCAAGCGATGGGCAAGACCCTGCTGATCGCGGGTCAGCGGGCGACGGACCCACCCATGTGGGCGCTGGGCGATGGCCTCATGTCGGCGGCGCGAACCTTTCCCGGCGGGATTACCTACATCGACGGTGCGGTAGCGCGCCAGTTCGGGCGCGTGCCCATCGGCGAACTCCAGACGGCGGCGCAGATTCCGATCGGCCGCGAAATGCAGAACGATCTGCGCGAGCAGATTTGGGGGGCCTTCTTCCGGAACGTGCTCCAGCTGCCGGTCAACGCGCCGCGCATGACGGCGACGGAGATTATCGAGCGCAAGGAAGAAATGCTCCGGGCGGTCGGGCCGGTGTTCGGCCAGCTGGAGACGGACTACCTTGCGCTCATCGTCGAGCGGGTGTTCGGCATTATGTTCCGTGCGGGCGCCTTCCCGCCGGTGCCCGAGGTGCTGCTCGGCCAGGACATCGACTTCCGGTTTGAGAGCCCCATCCTGCGGGCGCAGCGGCAGATTGAGTTGGTAGGCTTGTCCCGCTCGCTGGAGATGCTGGCCCCCATCATCCCGGCAAAGCCCGAAATGCTGGATAATTTCGACTGGGATGCCATTGCGCGGGCGACGCCGCACGCCGGCGGGTTCACGATGAACTGGCTGTTGCCGGAAGAAGTGCGGGATCAGCAGCGTCAGGCGCGGGCTCAGCAGCAGCAGATGGCCGAGATGGCCGAGATGGCGAACACCGCAGCGGGGGCCGTCGGCAAACTGGCGCCCCTGATGCCGCAGGAGCAGGCGTGACCCCCCGGAAGGAAGCCGAGGAGCGGGGCTATATTGCCGAGCGGCAGCGGGCGCAGGAGGAGAAAATCCTCTCGTCGGCGTACCGTAAGCTCGGACGTGTGACGCCCTTGGACCCGGACAGCCTGCCCCGCAGAACGGATAACAACTACGACCCGAGGAAGCGGTGATACCTGAAAATTACACGGTCAAGGTGGGCAATCGTTTGGCGGTTACGTTTAAGGACGCCTACGGAATGCCCCTCCGGCTCCGGCTTTGGCTTCGTAGGTACGCTACGCAGGACCTGATGCATCAAGTTTGGCTATTGCCGGAGGCCGAATGAGTGACGACGGGCAGGCCCTGATCTTTTCGCTGGCTCCGGCGCGCGTAGGCTACGGCGGCTACACCAAAGCCGATCGCTACCGCGACTTTCGGGCAGTTTTCTTCGGCGAAGCGTCCGAGGTCCAGAAAGAACGGGTGCTGTTCCAGATACTTGCGGAATCCGACATCATGGGCGATCCCGTCGGTTCGGACACGCATGACACTTACCGGCGGCTGGGGCGGCGGGAAGTCGGGGTTAACCTCCTGGCCATCCTGACGAACGAGCCGCAGCCTGACAACCTCGTGCCCACGACCTTAGCGGAGAACACGACAAATGGCTGACGAACAGAATACTGAAACCGCGGCCCCTGAGTCCGCACCCGCGCCGGAGGCCCCAGCGCCGCTCGCCGGTACGGCGCTAGCCAACGGGCAGCCCCCAACCGCCCCTGCGCCGGAAACCTCCTGGCGCGACTCCCTCGACGACGACCTCAAGTCCTGGGCCAACAAGTTCGACTCCCCGGCGGCCGCGCTCAAATCGCACCGCGAGCTTGAAAAGCGCCTCGGCAAGTCCGTGGTCATGCCGGGCGAGGACGCCAAGCCCGAGGAGATCGCGGCATTCCGGAAGAAGGTGCTGGGCACCCCGGACAGCCCGGAGGGCTATAAACTCACCCTGCCGGAGCACATCCCGCAGGAGGTGCGCGACAACCCGCTGAGCGACCCGCTGGTCAAGAAGTTCGTGGAGCAGTCCCACGCGCTCGGCAAGTCGCCCGACCAGGTGCAGGCCGACCTCAATTTGTTCTATGAAGCAATGGGTTCCATTCAGGAGCGGGCCGAGCAGCAGGCGGCGCAGCGGGCGCAGCAGGGCATCGACGCGCTCAAGCAGGAGTGGCGGGGCGACTTCGAGCCCAACACGGTCTATGCGCAGCGGGCGGTCAAGCAGTTCGACGCCGACGGTCAGTTCAAGCAGTTCCTGGAGACGGAGACCATCGGCGGTATCCCGGTCGGGAACCACCCGGCGTTCGCGCGGTTCTTCGCCAAGGTTGGCCGCGCCCTTTCTGAGGACAGCGTGCAGTTGGAGCCGACCGAGACCGAGATTGCGTCGTACAATGAGCAGGCCAACGCGATCCGCGCCAAGCGGAACGAGGCTCTGGCCCGCGGCGATCAGGCGTCCGCACGCCGGTTCGACGAGGAAGAACGAGCAATCTATGCGCGTATGGGCAACCAGCCCATCGTCGGCACGGCGGGGCGTTCTGCATAAACCCCCTTGCCAAGGGGGATAAATTCCCGTATTTGTCCCCCTATACGTTCGATCGGCCCCGTTAGGACTGGTCGGGCAGGCCCGCAAGGACAACCCGCTCACCGCCCGCTGTAGGGATAACCTAGGAAACGTAGTCCATCTCAACTTCTGAGGATGTGCTATGTCCACTAGCATTGATACTGCTTTCGTGAAGCAGTTCGAGCGGGAAGTCCACGAGGCGTTCCAGCGCCAGGGCACCAAGCTCCTTTCCACCGTCCGCCTGAAAACCGGCGTCGTCGGTACTTCCACCACCTTCCAGGTTATCGGCAAGGGCGTTGCGACGACCAAAGCGCGTCATGGCACCATCACGCCGATGAACCAGCAGCACACCGCTGTCGAGTGCACGCTGTCCGACTTCTACGCCGGCGACTGGGTTGACAAGCTCGACGAGCTTAAGATCAACATCGACGAGCGCATGGCGGTCGCCAATGGCGGCGCCTACGCTCTCGGCCGCAAGATCGACGAGCAGCTGCTGACGGCCATGGACGGCACCTCGCAGACGGTTGTGTCCTGGGTCGTGACCTCGGAGGCGGCGGTCCGCAATTCGCTCATCAACTTGGTGAACGCGGCGAACTCCAACGATGTGCCGGACGACAGCCAGCGCTACTGCGTCATGTCGCCGAAGGCCTGGGCCTTCGCTTCGACGGTCGAGGAGTGGTCGAGTGCTGATTACGTCAATCCGCAGGATCGTCCGTTCGCGAACATGTTCCAGATGAAGGACTGGATGGGCGTCAAGTGGATGTCCCACACCGGCGTCCCTGGTGTCGGCACCGCCACGTCCAAGATGTTCCTCTACCACCGCTCTGCGGTCGGCTACGGCCAGGGCGCGGCGATTACGTCGGACATCACCTGGCACGGCGACCGCGCTGCGCACTTCATCAACAACATGATGAGCGGCGGCGCCTGCCTCATCGAGGATGAGGGCGTGATCGAAGGCAATGTCGATGACACTGCTGCTCTGCCGACTTCGTAAGGAGCACTGACACATGGCTGTACTTTATGGTGAGCAGGGTACCCTGCTGAATGCTGGTACCACTCTGGCCCCCGGCATGTACAATGGCACCGTCCGTGTCCTGAACGAAGAGATTACTCTCGCATCCCAGGGCACTGCCGATACGATTGTAATCGGCACCTTGCCGAAGGGCGCCATTCCGTTGTTTGGCGTGATGAACAACAGCGCCACGCTGGGTTCTTCGACCGTGGCCATCGGTATTACCGGCACCACTGGCAAGTACCGGGCGGCAGCGGTCAAGACCACGACCACGCCGGAAATCTTCGGCGTTACCGCGGGCATTGGCGATGCACTGACGGCTGACGAGGTGGTGTTCATCACCATCGCGGTCGCCGCGCTTCCCGCGTCCGGCACGTTGCGGGTGATGTTGTACTACGCCTTCAACTGATGTAGGGTGGGCGGGGCTAAACCCCCGCCCTTTCCTTATGCGGAGGCGACACAGTGCCGGTACAGACGTTCAAACCTTCCTCCCTCGTCATGGGCGAGCCCGTCGCTTTCGGGCAGCGGTACACCTACGCAATCGACCACGCGCTGGAGACCATGACCGCCGAGGGCTACTTCAACGGCGCGCGCTCGCGCTTGCGGGCCGGGGATACGATCCGGGTTCTCCAACTGGAGCACGCCGATCCGCAGCGGCCGGACAATCGCGTGGTGGCCTGGACCGATCTGCTGGTACAGGCGGCGAGCGCCGACGGTGTCGAGGTTGTGGACGAGCGCCCCGCTGTCAATGTTCCGGCTCCCAAGGCGAAGGCGAAGGCCCAGAACCGCCGGGCGCAGGAGCGGTACGTCGAAGACAGCGGCGCCAAGGTCGTCGAGGATGACGACGGTACGTTCGCCGTCGAGACCAACGACGGCCGCTTCGCTGGGCTGAAATCCATCATCGAGGCGCAGGACATCGCCGCGGGTGCAGCCCCGCTCCCGCAATGAGCAAGGTTGCGGTCATCAACGTCGCTCTCCGGCGGCTGGGGCAAGAGCCGATCACGTCTCTGACCGAAGGGTCGCGGGCGGCAAATCTTGCCAGCCCGCACTACGACGAGCTGCTTCAGGTGCTGACCCGCAGCAACCAATGGAACTGGGCTGAGGAGCGGGTACAATTGGCCCGGTCGGCCAACACGCCGGTCTCCACGTTCGACTACCAGTATTTCATGCCCGCGGACTGCGCGCGCGT